TGCGCTCGTACTTCCAGTCGTAGACATTCTCAGGCGTTATCAGCGTCGCATAAGGTCGTATCTCTTGCGCCAGCTCTTCGGCACGAGTACCCGCTGTCGATTGTGGCTTATCAAGCATGATCCATACGTGACCGTACACGCTGGACCATATCTGAGCTTCACGCATAAAGCTGTTGAAGTTCTGACCGTCGAGGTTGGCGTCCTTAATGAAGGCAATCAGGTCTGCACTGCCTTCCATCTGTTGAAAGTTACGAGTAGGCGGCTGACGCCATAAGAACGATGAATAGACGTGGACCACGTTGCGACAATGGTTGTCTAATGGTGTAAGTGCCAAGCGCCGCGAGTATGCGTTCTTGTCTTCGTTCAGGTAGCTCGTTAGGTAAGAGCCATCACGGTAATCCTGACCACCCATGTATGACCGGACATAGAACTCCCAGCGGTCCAGATTGTTTTCATAGTCGGGATGCTGGTACTCAATATCTTCGTAATACATTTACGTCCACCTCTGCGGGGCTTGCGGCTTGTTGGCCTTGCGTATGGGGAATAGATACTCAACGGCATAGCCTAGTGCGTCATTCATGTGATCGAAGCCGTCCTTCTCTGGCTGGCTGGTGCCTTCCTTGTAGGTGTGGCGTTCCAATGATTCGATCACCTTCTTACACTTAGGGTCTACAAACAAGCGCCGTTGCCCATCCTTAGACAATAGACGCGAGTTCACGCTGTTTATCCTATCTCTTACCGCCGCGTGTGATGACCTTACTCGCACATCAAATCCCGCGTTTTGCAGAATGGACAAATCCGTTCTACCCCCTGCACTCGTTTTACGTTGACGCGAGGCAGGGTCAGGGTATATGACTATTGTACCATTTCCGTAGCGTGTGCGAATCTCTGCGACCATTTCATCGGTGTTACTGCCGAACATCACAATCTCATCGAATACGTGCAGTGTGTCGCCCTTACGGGTCATCAGGACGGCAGACATCGGATCAAGGTTAAAGTCCATCCCGACATGAATAACAGAGCGGTCGCCGTCGTGCCTGATTACTGACTCTTCTCGCTTGAAGCTGTAGTAAATAATTCCTGAGTAGGACACGAATCTTGCTTGATATTCCTGCTCAAATGTTCGGTCGTCGAGGTCTGCTTTGGCGCTCGTAATCTCATCTGGCGGCACATTACCGCCCTCAATGGTCGTGTACTGGTATGACTGCCAGCCTTCATCGCCGTCTATCCCTTTGCCGTATAAGTCATAAAAGTGATTCCTTCCCTTTGGTGTCCCAATAAATAAAGCATTCCCCTGTTCGCCCCTGCCAGATAGTGATGGTCTAATGACTTCGTACCATGCCTCCGGCTTCATATCAGCAAACTCATCGAGTACCACAAAGTCTATTGCTCGCCCTCGTAGGTTGTCAGGCTTTTCAGCGCCCTTGATCGATATGCTTGAGCCGTTTTTCAAAGTAACAGTCAGCGAAGTCTCGTTGGTCTTGGCAATATACTCGCGAGGTATTTGCTGTGTAAGCATGTCCCAACATATATCGCGTCCGGCGCGGTAAGTAGGGGCGATGTACCATACATTTTGATTGGGCTTACCAAGCGCACGGCTTATCAATTCTGCTGTGCTTAGGAATGTCTTGCCGAAACGTCTACCCGCGACCACTACACGGAAGCGGGCAGGACATACAAAGATGTCAGACTGCGGCGGGGTCAGTTGCATTCGTTAGCTGTATGACGACAGGTGGCAAATCAGTGACTTCGTTTTGCTCTTCCTTCATGTCTGGCAGGTACTTGTTAAGCAATCTAATGCGTTGCTCGTTTGCAACTTTAAGCTGTTGAAGGCGCTTGTCGAAGTGCTGGTCAGACTCAGGGTCTAGCTGTTCGATTTTCTCAATGTTATCAAAGACGTAATCAAGCCGACCTCGCTCTGCCAAATAGCTTCTGAGTTCGTCTTGCCTGATACCTCTTTCACGTTGCGCTCTAGTCTTCGCCATCGTCTATTGGTGACGGTATACCTGCGGCCCACAATAGGCCATGCGTTTGCCCGTCTCTCACCTCTCCGCGTTTGATGTCTTGGTCTGACATGGGGTACGTCTCTACCGCGCCGTCATCGAATGCGACGAGATAGCTACCTTCATTCCTTGGCATACTGCCTTGCTCTACAGGATGCCAGTCTATCGTTACGGTCTGCAACATATAGTGTCCCCCGCTCATATTATACCAATATATGCTAAAAAGGTGCGGACAATAAATAACGGCTATTTAATTGCCGGTAAATTTCAGGCATAAAAAAGCCCGCACGAAGCGGGCAAGGGGTTTCTCACACCCAAGGAAGCTACGGTCTGTAGCGTACTATCTCTAGTGGCGGCTCGTCGTTATTAGCGAGCTTGACCACTCTGAAGTCTGTGAGTATGGCTACGTCTTCTTGCCATCTCTTAGCCATTGCCTCTGCCGCCCTTAATGCGATGATCCAGTCCTCCATGTCCTCATTGGTCAGCGAGACAAGTCTTTTCATAAATGCCTCGCCAGTCAGGATGCCCGTCCCTGCCATTTGTCCTCTCCCACAACTCGACGAATTCACAGTAAATGTCTTGCTGGCTGACGGCCTCTTCGTAATCACCCTGCCCAGCTATCCCGAATGCTATCACTACTAGCAGGAAAATCACCGCATATTTGATATTCGGATGTAAGTGCATCGCAGTACCCCTTCAGTTTTGGATTGTTTCTTAGTTTTTTTAACGCTCTAATTTCGATCGTTCTGATTGTTTGACGGCTTACACCCATAACATCGGCAATTTCTTGATGTGTCATGTGGTAAGGAAAGTCGATAGGACGTGGCATTTGATACCCCTAAAGGCCGCTTATGCGGCCATGATGTATTCTGCTGTACGGAAGCCGCGCAACACGTCATTGAGATACGAACGGCATGGCTCGCTCAAAGATGCGTCTACGATATGCCTTCCTTGCATATCAAAAATGCGGATGAAACGACCCTGCATTTTGTAAGCCCGATATTGCCCATAAATTTCTTGATAAAATTGCATTCCCTTCTCCCTTGGTTAGTGGCTGTGTCCCCAGCCGATGTAGATAATCTACTACCTACAATTATCCTTTGCAAGCAGTTTCTTATCTTTTATAGGCAATTAATCATGGGAAGGCGGGCAATGTGACAATCGTGATATTTCAATCAACCGTAGTGTCGGGCAATCTCTGCGATGAAGTGGTCTTCGTTGGGATGACGTGACAGGCGCTTTAGGTATTCTTCCTCACCGATGCCCTTGTCTCTGCCCAATCGAGCCAGTAACTCTGCGGTCTTGTCAGTCACGACTATGTGGTGACGCTCTGCAAAAAACTGTCTTTGGCTTTGTACACACATACAACATCCTCCTGTTGCTTCAGCATTATAGCAAAACAAGGCAATTAATTATATGAAATGATGACGTGGTCAGGGTTCTGCTCTTTCTTACGTATCTCGTCACGGTAGTGCTTTGCTATCTCGTCACGCACCGCTTTGTTTTCTTTTAGTATCCCGCGCGACTTTTCGCGCAGTATTTCCATGTGGCCTTCGCCTAGATACTCGTTGCACCAATCGGTAAACATTACCGGTGACTCAGTAAACAGCCGGTGACAGGTGTAACAACCGGTCAATAAATTATCGAGGGAATAGCGCACCGCCTTATTTCTTCGCCCATATATGTGCATTGCCTGATTCGTCTCTGTGCTACCACATCGCACACAAGCGCCGTCACGTAGCCTCACAGCCTTGCTACACCAGATGTCGGCGTTCGTTCGCTTTATCGCCATAGTAAGTCTCTTGAGTGAATTGTCGTTCGCGTAGTATTGCTCTTTCAGTGTGACCGCAGTTACAAGCCCAGCCTTCTAGCTTGCCGCCTTGCCTGGTGAACATCGGCACCATGTCGTCGTAGCACTTAGTGCATTTCATGGTCTTCTCGCATTTCAGACATGGGCGTTATTAGTGCCGCGAGCCAATTCTGAGTAAACGAGTCGATGTCTACATCTATGGTGATGCCTTCGGGACACATGACATCCACGTACACATCTGTAAGGTCTTCGTTGCGCATGTTGCTTGTGGCACCCATGATCGCCTCTACCCTGCAAACAACCGAGCCGCCGTCAGGTAACGGCATAGAAAGAATAGGGAGTTTAATCATAGTCATTGAGCAATCATTTTATATGAGATTGTATTGTACGCAACTTGACCGTACTCCTTATGATATGTGATTACGTTAGCCTCGCGACCACTAAGCCACCCACCTCGACTGCTGTAGGCGTCGGCGCTTGCAAGCGTCCTGTGCTGTTCCACAACCATTAGATTTGTCTCTTTCTTATCAACGCTGTGGTAGTGGCCCATGTGCGCATAGGCGTGTTCAGTCCTACCAAAGACCTCTCGATACTTTGCCGCAAATACAGTGTCTACGTTTGCGACTTTGCGCTTGTGACCGTGATGAAAAAACAGAGCCGTCTTTCCAAATTCATAAGCGTAATAGGTGTCGGCGGTGTTATCGACAACTACGCGCGGCTCATGCTCATACAAGGCGGTAAGTAGTTCGCGCATCCATATCGCACTGAAGGGGTCGTGGTTTGCGTCACACCATTTTATGTGTACATGGTTGTGTTTCTCTAACAGCATGCGGATGACCTGCCTAGTCACTCGTATAGTAGCCCTTACAATTTTAAAATTTCTGCTGTCAGAGTCTAATAAATGTTTGGATGCCTGAGTTAATGGCTCGTAGTCATAATGGCCGAAGTCGCCTAGCTGTGCATAAATAGCAGTATCCGCTTCTGGGCTTATTCTGATCGCCTCAGCAAACCATTTTACAAGCGTGTCTTCAGCTATCTTTAAGTCCCAATCACCGTTGCCAGTTTGACCAGACGCGTTTACCTCGTCCTTGTCCGCCAGCATCCCCATGTGATAGTCCGTAATCACAAAGCAATTAAGCAACTCATCGGCGTTAATGTTTGGCGAGGGGACAGGGCTTTCTGGCTTTATTTCTTCAGACATTGAGGCGACGACTTCACGCATCATCTCAAGCTGTTTTTCAGCATCGATCTGGGACTTGACCCATTGTGAAACGGGTTTTCCCTCATCGTTATACAGGGTTGAAATCCCCTTAATGTGGAATCCCTCTGGCACCGTATGAGTCATGTCGTGTTCTGGACTGTAACCCTGTGCGCTGGCTCTGTTCTTTACTGCTTTTAAATGGTCGCGGACAGTAGTCCTGTCAATTCCAAGGTCCACACCTATTTCGCGGACGCTCATTCCCTTTTCTACTCGGCTCGCAACTTCTCTCTGCCTTTCGGTCGTGCAAAACTGCAATAAGCTCATGCTTAGCCCCCAAGTTTTGAGTACTCACTTCCTTGAGGCTTGGTCAATTTAACACCCAGATCAATACACCATGCCTCCACTTGTTGCATGAAGTATAACATTTCCCCCCTATCAAGCGCCGAAGTACGCCGAACCTGCGCCGGTATGTTCGTACTGCCCACCTCAATATCCTCTGTACCGAGGAACTTGTACTTGACCATCAGCTTCAATTCTTCTTCTGTACCGGTAAAGCCGCCCTTCTTTTTGAAGTGCCTGAGCATATCTCTGACCCACACGTGGAACAGATCATTCTGGCTTAATGAGCGGCGTGGCTTGTACTCTTTGACCTGCCAAGCGACCGGCTTGTCCCAGCACCATTCTTTTTCGAGAAACGCCTGGAACGCCTTGATGCGGTCTTTGATTTCTATCGGGTCTTTTATTAGCCAGAATTCGCCAAACATTTTGCGCCCCTCGCCATTTCCATTAGTTGATCTAAAGGCACAAGTCTATGCTGTGGCATTGCATAGGTCATCTTGTAGCCCTCTGCAAGTCGGCCTAAGTTTTCGGGCTGACGTATCACGTTAACGTGTGCCAATCCGCCGCACCTCCAAATGTTTTTTTCACCGCACATAAGCACATAAATGTCACAGAGCTTTCGCTTGTCAGTCTCTAATAGAAGCCGACCGCTTGGCCTCTTGGTGGCTTTTACGTCTATTGTGTAGCCCATCCATTCACAGTCTGCGACTTGAGGCGTGTCACTAAAGTCTGGGCGTACCCCGATCAACTTGCAGAAAGCCATCTCTGCCGCCATCCCGTTAGTCTCTACTTCGTACTGGCTATCAGTCTTTGACATCTTTCGGTTCTTAGCGCCCATCGCTCTAGCCGCATGGTATCGCCTCATGCCTACCTGGCAAGCAATGTTGTATTCAGCATCAGTAAGCTCGATCATCATCGCGTCACCCTCTCTCCGCTGTAGGTTACATACTGCCCAAACCGATCTAGGCATGACTGCCGGTATCTTTCGCTCTGCATGAAATCTTGAGTGCAGTCGTCCAGCGCCGTCCACTTCTTCATTGGTATCTTGCCAGTCTCTTTCTCTGCCTCTTGAGCGAACGGACTGCCACCCTTTTGATTAGCACGTGACAGCCATGAGTTAATAAAGCGGGGCATTCCCCGCTCTGTCTTGCGCTTTGGTTCATTAGAGTCGAGCCATACAGCCATCACGTTAAGCTCTGCAAATACGTCAACCTCTGGGTAAGCGTGTTGCCAGCCTAAAAGTTGCTCGTCTGTTGGTTGCCAATCAGTGCCTGCTTTTGTTTTCATCGACATCTCCCTCTTCTTCTTGCATTGCCTTTTGGCCTTCAAGCATAAACTGCATGACCGAAATCCAATTTTTCAAAAGGTTAATGCGCTGTTCGACTGACCATTCCTCAAACCACCCAGCAGAAAAATTTACCTCTCCCTCTAGTTCAGTGTAAGCAACCCTGCAACCTAGCTTTACGCTAGCATCCAACACTGTTTGGTACATTTGATTAAGCTCTACAAATTCCAGACTTTCTTTTTTCAAACTCATTTCCCTTCTCCTTTTTTTAGACAATAGAAATCATTAGAGGCGGTTGTTGCCCTATACAAGATTCCAGCTAGTCCATCATTCATACAGTATCAGTGCAGATCATTAACGGCTCTGCCAGACCGCGCCCTTACTACTTGGCAACATAACCACTGTTCGTCCCCGCCTCTAAAGGTCGTAGGAATGATTCGGCTTTCTTGAGCGACTGCACCTGAGACAGCACTATTTGACTAGGCTCGACTAGGCGTACATAAAAAGAGGATAGGTGACAGGTATACAGACAGCTGGTTTGCTGTATAATTTTACCTATCCTATGCACGCAAACTAAGGATGCCACGAGCGAATCCCTTCCGCAAGTGGTTTGGGGCCACCTAAGACGTGGCCCTTTTTTTACCTCCTATTTTGGCTTATAAACTCGACCACAGCCTTCACACTTATGTAAGCCGCCTGAGTTTTTTGTTGAGCCTCCGCACGGACACTGCATAGCTATCTCCCTAGTCTCTCAAACTCGTCAAGAGACAGATTGAGCCTGTCGGCTAACTTAACGACAAGGCTAAACTTCATGTCGTTCTTGTGCCGCCATCTACAGACAGCGACGTTACCCACACCAAACTCTTTTGCCAGCTCCTCATTGCTGACGCCTGCCAGTGCTTGAGCCTTCTTAAGTGCGCGTCCGGTGCTAGAAAGGCAAGTCATCTTCTAGCTCCTCACTTGGCTTTACGGATTGTCGCACCTGTTGCATACCCCTGTTATGCGCATCATCCTTTGCCGTCGTGCTAAGTGACATAAACGTGTTGCCGTTCTTGTCCTTCTTAAGCCACGCTGACAGCCAGAACTCCTGCCCATTGGCATCGGTGTAGTTGCCTTTGTAGTCAGGGTGGGTTTCTTTCTCTTTGCGGTCGTTCTTAAACAGTACGCCGCGACTAGTGTTGTCATACTCCATTTGCTAACTCCTTTCTTGCTTGATTGAATGCGTCGTTACCCTTGCAGGCCGCCCGCTCTGTGGTTGTAAAAATGCCGCCCTTAGTCGGCGCTCGGAACAATTGAGCCATCGTGTCGTGGTCAATGTCGCCCCAGATACCAGCGAGTGATTGCCAGTCTTCGTTTGCGATTGCCTCCTTGGCATACATCACCCAGTCAAAGTGATCGCGAACAAGCGCCATGTACTCGATAAACTCGCCGTCGTTCTGCTGTGTGATAGCGTTAGCCACCTCATCGGCACTGGCTATCTCTGTCCCCATTAGGTCGCGGTGTAACAGGCTAATAGCGCGACCGCACGCCGATGTCTCGCATATCTCTAAACTGCTAGTCGTATGTAGCCTAGAAGCGTCCCTGCGCTCTTCTGCCCAGCCGGTAGAGACAAGCCGGTCATCAGCATCAAAGACCTTAGAAACCATGACCACGCGCTCGTCATCTGCTGATACAAGCTCAGTGACTAACCGGTAATTAGGGTATGCGTCACGGAAGTCGGCAACGCGTTTTGCGACCGTCTTGTACTCCTTGCCGTGGATCTTAACGATGCCATCACTCATTACCGGCCTCCTCTGTTTTCATACTGATAGCAATCAGCATAGCCAGCGTTGTACGCCTCTGACTTGCCTTCACGATGCTCAATGCCTTCTTCGCAATCGGTCCAGCCGCAAATAAAATCTTGCTCTGACAACTCTAGATAATCAGACATCCTCGCTTCCATTGCCGCTTCTTGCACATGAAACGGCATCGGCTTGCGAATCGACAGGTTGTGCAGTTGACCAACCAGCCCGTCCAGCTCTTGAATCAGCTCTGCCTTGATTGGCTTTGGCTCTACGAATTTAATTGACATAATCTAGCCCCTCTAATTTTGCGCAGACTTCTTCTGCATTGATGATGTTGTGGTCTTGCCACTTGCAGGAATGGACACAAATACCGATTTCTTCAACGAACTCTTTGCGCCCCTCAAACTCGATCGGATAGCGACCGCCGACAGGGTGGTAGTGATCGTCAATTGATTTTTGATCTACAAGGATGGTGACGACTTTGGCTTCTGCGTCGTAGTCTTCAGCGCGCGCGGTAACTTCGATTGCTTCAAGCTCATCAACGAACTTGTCCCAATCATCTACCTGCTTGCTGATTTGAATTGCGATTTGCATGGTGCTTCTCCCTCCAAAGTTCCACATGGAACAGTGTCAAGATACACCATTTACGATAATTGTGTAACTGTTTTTGTTATTTATTTAGCTGTAAAGGTTTACCCGTAGGTCCACATGACTGGGGTAGTGGTACGCATATCAACGTGGACGAACCCACCGCTGTGCGATACACCTATGCCGCCAAAGCCCATTGCTAGAGCTTCTTTAACAATGTTCATTCTTTGGACGCCATTGGATACGGCTATGTCTGCGGCAGTGCCTTTTGTGTGTTGCCCGCCACCATTTTTCTTATTGATTTCTGCGCTGTGTTTTACTGACCTAAACCCTGACCTAATGACAAAGCCAAAGCCGCACCGCTCGCGTAGCTCATCTAGCATGTGGATGAACTCAGGCTTCATGTCATTCTCGCCAGTCTCACGACAGCGAAATTCTGATATATCAAAGTGCTTATACATTACCCTTTCCATTTAGTAAGTCCGCGAATTCCGACGCTCGACGCGACAAGCGCGCCCAAGAGCATTCGGTAATATTCTGGCATGGTTTCCAGCACCGCGAAACCGTCGCGAACATAAGGGACGAGAGGTGGAATAAAACAAAGCACAAGAGGAATGCTAAAGAGTATAGAGAAAAACTCATCGCGCCAGCTATTAGCCGCATTGCTTGCGTGAATATTTTCCCAGTTCGCGTCCTGCTTAATCGCCTCCATTTTTCTTTGATGTACCGCGCGCTTCTCTTCGCCTTTTCTCTCAAAGTGTCCCCCTACTAGATTGACTACCGGACCAATTAAAGTCTGCCACATAGGTTAGTCTCTGATTAGTACGAGGTCAAAGTTAGCAGTCACTCTAGTATTGTTTGAGCTGACTTCGGTAACTTGTATGTCGATGTCTGTCTTTTCAGGTATACGCAGAGGTGCATTGAAGTCGTACCGGTAATGTCCAGTCGTCTCTGCAACGTGCGCAATCCGAAACGGCTTGCCTGCCAATCGGTGATACATCATCACCTGACAATTCTTGTTTGCGTCGATTGTTGCATCAAGCGTCACCAGATAGCCTGTAAAGCCCGCTGGCACCGTGTAGACCGCCATCAGTGTTTGGGCATAGCCTGTGTCTATCTGCGCTACAATCGTCCCTGACGCGCTTACAGTGCGTGCTGTGATGTCTCCAGCGTTTGCACCATCCTCGTAAGTCATGCGGAACACGCGCAAAAAGGAAGTAGTCGCCGCAACTGCTGACGTGCCTGTCAATGTGACTGACTCAGTGACCTCATTATAGTCAGCGTCCAAGCCCTCTAGGGTCAGCACTGCTGTGTCACTGCCGCTAGTGCTTAGGCAATAGATAGTTTGCGCTGACGTCAAAGCCGACCAAGGGTATAAGCCGCCGCCTGTCCATACGCTTTCAGGGTCAGTTGTTTGGTCAATGTCGAAGTTAGCGCCAAACTTATGCACGATCTTAGAGTTAGAAATGGCATCCCGAGCAATGTCGAGGTAGACGTTAGGGGTCGGGTGTTCAGTGTGGAATTGATACATTACTTAAGCCACTGCGACACGACAATCGCTCCGAGAATAAATGGGTAGATAGCAAGTACCGTGTTGTTGACGCTCTTGACGTCTTTGCGAACTTCGTCGATGTCGTTTCGGGTGTCGTCGATCTTTTCGTCTAGTCGCTTTAAACGCTCTTCACACTGCGCTTCATGTGTCGCCAATTTGGTCAATGCTTCTTCAGCAAGGTTCATATCATTTACCCAATGGGTTAGCTAACTCATCCATTGCAGTCCACGCGTCATCCATGTCTCGCTGTAGTCTTTTGATGCGATCGTCAATGGTGTTTAAGGCTTCTATTTTAGCATTGACTGTCAAGACAGTCTCGCTATTAGACTTCTCAACTGAGGCAACACGGTCACGTAAGGGCAAAAGGTCGCGTTGTAGCTCCATGATCTGCGTTAGGTTTGTAGATAATTCACTGAGCTTTGCGTTTAGGCCAGCGACGTTATTGTCGTCAAGTTGTTGTTGCATATTAGAGATGGACACCTCATAGCCTTGTAGCGCCTCTGATTGCCTCTCTCGCAAATCCTCGAACCTCGCCTGCGTAACACCCGTCTCAGAGCTTGCGTCGCTTACAGACGATTCTAGCCCAGCCAATCGGCTAAAGAATTCCGACGCTGTCCAAATACCGCCACCAATAGTCGAACCAAAAGTCAGGACAATGGCGATCCAAACGCCCTTGATCTGCGTTCCGCCGACGTTTAATTCTAAGTCTTCAAGGGGCATCGCTGTAACAAGCCTCCGGATCTGCGGAAAAATAGCAACCGCCTTCGGGTGAAGTAGTAAAGAACGATTGAGTCTCGCCCTCGATTAGCACGCTTTCTACGCTGACAAAGTAGTCATTCAATCCTAAGCCTTGTATGGTTGTGCCGCCATCAAATGACACCCACATCGCCTGAGTCGCCACGTCAAAGAACGAGGTTGCCGCCTCTTGATATGTGACTCGTAGATCATAGGCCATGTCATCGGCTTGCTCTAACAGCGTTTCATCGTTTGCTACAGCCATGTACGCCGCCGCTACTTGCGTGGCTTCTTGTACAGCTACCAAGGCATCGTTGTATACCTCGACCTCTTGGTCTTGTAGCGTTACATCATTGGCCGCAATATACTCTTGTAACTCCATCGCCTGCCGGTCGTCCTGTGCCTGTTGCGCGTCTTGCGCCAATTCATTGACAGTCGCGACTTCAATCAAGACTTGTGCGGCTTCGACATAAGCGTCAATAGTTTGACTGACAATATCCATTGCGCTGTTTGCTTCATCCTCAAAGTATTGCTGTGCGTTTGGGTCATAGGTGTACTCGGCATTCTGTACAGCGACCACAGCCGCGTTGTAAGCGTCCTGCTTGGCTTTATCGATTAACCCTTGGTCAACGGTGCCGTCTGGACCAATAAAGCCCCTAGAGGCGTAGGAGTCCATGCCAGCGATTGCTTGAATGCCGTACTTGAATGTATTGCGAATATCTTGCGAGGCGTTGACAAGGTTATCTATTTCGTTCGCTTGTGCCGGTGCGGTAGCGAGAAGACAAACTGCCAGTAGGTACTTCTGCCTCATCTGTCTCAACCCCCATGCCTAAAATGGCGTCGTAAAATTCTCGATCGTTTTCGTAGTCAGGTATTAATAGCTCTGGCCTTTGCTTTATTTCAAGCATGGCCCGTTTGCCCACGAGTATCTTTCCGTATTTTACCACTGGACAAGGTGTGGCCGCGAGAAGCATCGCTCGCCAAACGTCGGCGTTTTGACACATCAAAGAGACAGCCGCAATTTTCATGCCCATATTGCTCAACGTAATGGCATTTCTTCGCCGATTACACTCTGTGTCTTGCACGTATTTACCAGACGATAAGCCAAAGCCGACAAGCTGTACGCCGCCAGAGATAGACTGCAAGCATGACTCGCTACCGCTAGACATCAATGATGGGCTGATAGCTGTACTGACCGGCATACTGTTAGAGCCAGCGCCGTTGTAGGTTTTGCTGACATTGCCGTTATTCGAGTTTGACGTATTCAAGTCGCCTTCGATCCTAGTGCCGTCGTCACGGCGTATATCATTGCCGTCGGTAGGTAGCTCAGGTGGCGGGTCGAGTTCAGGCTGTGGGGTGATATCCTGCCCGAAGGCAGGAATCGAGACGCTAATCAGAAGGGTTAGCAGGCTCTTGGTAATCTTCATCGGTGACTTGCTCCACTTGCTCAAGTGATGCCGCGAGCATATTTACGAATGCGTCACGACCTACTGATAACTGGTCCACATTAAACCGTGCGCTCGATAGCTTTCGGTCTAGGTCTTTAATGTGGTTGATGCAAGTGACCTGTTCGTCGGTCATGTCGTCGATAAAATACTCTTTGTCATTTACTGTGATTGGGGTCTTTTCATTTTTACCCATGTCACTTCTCCTTACTGTTTTGCTTTGCCTATGTTTACGGCCAGTACCTCCAGCACTTTGTAGAGCTTGGCAATCCAAACGTCATCCTTTGGCGTTGGAGTTAAAGCCGCGATGACTGAAGCGGTAGCGATTACCGCCGTGGCTATGTTCGCAAGATCCGTGACGATAGACAAGTCCATTACCAAGGTACGCCGTTAGCAGTGACAGGATTCTTCTCTGCTTCGATCTTAGCCGCCAGAGCCGCCTCAGTTGCTTCCTTATCAACAGACTCCCATACCCAGCCCAATACTACCTCTTCAGTTAAATCAGCGTAGGGGACGTAATCAGGGTCTGTAGGGTCTGGTGTAAAACCTACAGTGCCGTAAGAGGATGCAGAGAATGTGTCTTCACCTACAGTTTCAGATGCGCTTGCCCGCCAGTGTGCAACAACGACTGCGCCGTCCATGTCTGCTGGTTGTAAGTCACGCTCAAGTGTTGCAATAGTCCATGTAGTCATTAGTTAGTCTCCAAATGCGGCTACGCAAATAGCCTGTACGTTAGCCGGTTCAGATGAATAGTCGTCACCTGATTGAATTACATGACGGTGATACGACTGTGAAATTACAGCGCCGTCTTCTAGTACACGAGTAGCAGTCCGTACTTGCACAGAGGTTGTGGCGTTGCCGTCCTCGTCTTGTCCTGTGACTACTTCGATTTTGTCTGCTGTTACTTCTTTAGTTAGTGACATTGTTGTCTCCTGTTAGTCTGGCCCCAGAGTCCACTGAGGCTATAGGGTTATGCTGATCGATAGGTTGCTTGAAACATCAATAAAGCAGAGGCTCCTGTTAACAAGTCAGTATTTAACCAATTAGTAGAGGTTCCTTTAGTTAATCTGAGTCTTGTTCCGATTGACCTAAAGAATACAGAGCCGCCAACAACAGCGTTATAACCCGCATTTCCGCTTCCGTTATCTATTGTTGGGGCGTTAAAAGGCAAGCCGCCTATTTCTACTACGCCGACAACATTATGTGAGCTAAGGTCAGCAGAAATGTTAGCATATACATGAACTACGTCTCCAATTTTTGTGTAATTAGCAGAAGTCACTGTAACTGTAGCCGACCCAGAAGTTGTACCTATAATCGTAGGAGTCCACGTCCCTTCTTCATAGTCATCCAGCTTGTTGGCGTCGCCTGTGCCGCCTAGGTAGACACCGCCTGACAGGTAAAGGTCTTTGAAGCGACCACTTAAGTACCCTAAATCTACTGCCGCATCGTCAAAATCCCCAGTGCTTGTGCAAGGAACAATTCTTTCACTGCCAAATACTAAACCTGAATCGTTTCCAAAGGTCGAATGTATGTAAAATCCGTCGGTAGAAGAAGTACCAATACTACCGACTGAGGAGCCACTACGAGTAAAGCTAATAAGTGAACCGTCGTTACCTGTTCGATTAATAAACGCAGGTGTTTGTTGATATGCTGATATAGCCATCCACCCAGCTGGATTTACTTGAAAACCATTGTCTGCTGTTGAGTTAGCTGAGTTGTTGTAAACAGTAGTATCAGTAGTACCAACCAACAGGTTGCCTGATGAGTCGATGCGCATGCGTTCATCAGTGTCATCATTAATTATTAACGATAGATTACTTATTATTCTCCAAGGACCGCTAGAATCGTTATCATCTAAAACTAATTGAGAAGCCGCAGTTGATGAGTCGCCAATCTGTAAAGTTTTGAAGTTTGCATCATTTCTTGGACTGTCCGTGCCAATACCAACATTGCCGCTAGAGTCGATGCGCATGCGTTCTGTTGGAGTAGCCCCACTTGCGCCACCGCCGTTAGTGTAAAATCTCAGACCCGCTTTAAATCCAGCATCTCCGCCGCCCGAAGATGAAGATTGGTCCTCCATAACACTGTAGATATAAGCATAGTCCCTTACAGCATTACCATAGTCTTTACCTGTAAAATTAATACCAAACCCAAAACCATCAAATGGGTTAGATACAGCAGAGCCACCGTCAAGGGTTACATTGGAAACAATAGTGTTTCTACCTGTACTCTTGCCAGCAACGTGCAAAGCACCACTAGGGAAACTCGTGCCAATACCGACGTTGCCGCTCGAGTCGATGCGCATGCGTTCTGAGCCATTGGTATCAAAGGCCATGTTTCGTGCGCCTTCAGTTCTTAGCGTAAGAACACCAGCGGTATTGCGTAAGTCACCGACATATGAGTCGCCGGTTGAAGAGCCACCAACTTGGAACCGATAGCTGTTGTTTAGTATGGCGCTGCCCTGAACGTCGATGCCTGTGGAGGCAACAGTAACTCTATTTGTTCCACCAGTTGCGATGCTAACAGTAGTATCTGGAGTGTCACCTACTATTGAAAAACTATTTCCAAATGAGCCTATGTATGCTTGCCTAGTACCGCTGTCATACCAACTAATGTAAGGCGAACCAGTGCCTTCAAATCTTGCAACTTCGTCTGTAGCTCCAGAATTAACAGTCAAACCATCAGCAGTCACTGTGGTGAACGAGCCTGCCGCCGCAGTAGTCCCGCCAATGACAGTCCCGTCGATAGTCCCGCCGTCAATGTTGGCTGTTGTACTGCCGCCGTATGTTACTTTGACGTTGCCACCAGAGCGCACAGCGATAAGCGTGTCGCCCCCTTGAATAACACCGCCATCTGATAAATCGCTGATTTTTGACATCTGGATAACCTTCTAAATAGTTGAGTACATTTTACACCCAAAGGGCGTTCTTTTGTTCCTTACCTGCCTATGGCTCTATGTAAGCCAGTATCTCAGGCTCACCCGTGTCTGGATTTACAAAGGTCGCCAGCCAATACTGCGACACATCAGTTGCCTCATCTTCACTAACGGCAGTCTCTGCTGATAACGGGTCGTCATAAGTTCCGATGACAACATCGACCCCTTCGCTGTTTGTGTAGCCCGCTACAGTAGACATACTTTCCTCACGTCATCAAAAATACTTGCGTCTCAATACTGCTCAAATTCAAACTGCCGGAACTCTTGTTCTGTGTGTTAACTCTAATTCTGTAGTCTTCGGCCGCGTTACTTTTTGCCAGCGGTTGAGTCAAAGGCAGTGTTATCGTTGCTGAGAAAGAGCCGAGGTCTGGAATTGGAAAGCGTTGCGCACCACCGGCATCACTCAGCCACAAACTAGCAGAAGTCCACCTGTCAGGATTGTAGTACAAAGTGCCTGTCGTAAACTGAGGCGTCGATGGACTTGCTGATGAATACAAAATTCGGGTTCTATCAACCGAACCAATATACTCGACAGCCTTTGGCGTAACCTGACTCGCACCAGAATTTTGATTTGGTCCTATACCGCCATAAACATCTATTTCTTTTGTGTGGTTGCCACTGACTTCTACGTAATGAGTGTAGGGCAAGATGTTGCCTGATCCGACGACAGTGCCAATGCTCGTGCCGGCTGTGGTTCCTTTGCTCTTTCTCTCAAATTGCATCACTAAAAGGCAGTCATCTAGCGAGGTGGAAGGTATATATTTGACCTTGCCAATCAGGCTCGCATATTTATAAATCGGACTGTCAGGGGCCGGTATAGAAAACTCAGTGAATGTGTCTGGAGTAGTCGGCACTGTATGCGACGGATACTTAAATACAGAGAGGTTGAATACCTCTGACACATCTCCCGACAGGTTAGCTACTTGCAGGTTTGTGATGCTTGTCTGATCGCCATCCAGGGATAGCACCTGTCCATCGCTGATTTCGTTATTACCGATGGCAGTCCCTTGTATCGTGCCTGTAGCAATCAGGTCGCCGTTGACTTCTACGTCAGCGTTGAATGTCACTGTGCCGGTCGTGTTATCAATTGCAAACGGTGTTTTGGTTTGTGACTCATCACCAGAAACGATTGAAAACTGATCGGCTTGTATCGTGAAGCTCGAACCGCTCGCGTCTGCCGTAGCTTTAAAGCCTGAGATGTTACCGCCAGCACTTACTGTTAAATAGGCTTCCGCTTCGAGGTCAGTGATTGCTGTGCTGTTTGCCGATGCCGTTGTAGACGCACCTGATGCAACCGCCGCCGTAGCCGCCAAGCCTGTAGTCGGATTAGTGACTGTGGATGTCAATGCCGTGATCGAGCTTGTGTTCGAGGTGATGCTACCTTCAGCAGACGTAACCCTTGTCGTCAGTCCAGAAACCGCTGTGGCATTGGTTGTGATATTACCTTCGGCTGTCGTCAGGTCAGATTGTAGCGTGGTGATGTCACTTGACTGACTTGTGATCGTACCCTCTGCGCTTGTTACTCGTGTGTCTAGTCCAGAGATTGCCGTGGCGTTAGTCGTGATATTGCCTTCGGCAGAGGTAACGTCTGACTGTAGGGTTGTGATGTCTGACGATTGCGAAGTGATGGTGCCTTCTGCTGTCGTAACTCTGGTTGTGAGTCCAGATATGGCAGTGGCGTTTGTGCTGATATTGCCTTCAGCAGTTGTCACATCCGATTGCAGTGTTGTTATGTCTGAAGACTGTGACGTAATGGTGCCTTCCGCACTGGTTACGCGGGTGTCTAATCCTGATATTGCCGTGGCATTGGTCGAGACGTTGCTGTTCGTTGTTGTCAGGCTAGATTGCAGAGCTGTTATGTCAGACGATTGTGACGTGATACTGCCTTCAGCACTCGTAACGCGCGTGGTCAATGCCGTCAGACCTGTCGCGTTGCTTGTTATGTTGCCCTCTGCTGTCGTCAAATCTGACTGCAATGTAGTCACGTCTGAGCTTAGACTTGTGATTGTGCCTTCTGCTGAGGTTACGCGCGTGGTCAATCCAGAGATGGCCGTTGCGTTGGTCGTGATATTACCTTCAGCGGCTGTCAGGTCTGATTGCAGACTCGTTATGTCTGACGCCTGAGAAGTTATACTTCCTTCTGCCGTAGTCACCCGCGTGGTTAGGCTAGTGATAGCACTTGCGTTAGTTGTGACCGACCCATCTAATGTTGTGAGGTCTGACTGCAACGTAGTGATGTCTGAAGACTGCGCGGTGATTGTGCCTTCTGAGCTAGTAACTCTTGCGTCGAGTGCGTTGGTCGCTGTGCTTGTAGATGTCGCAACATCGGTCGATTCATTCAGTAGTAGATCATCGCCGCCCTCAGTCGTGACAACACCATCCGATTCGTCTTGAATTTTAAGAAGGTCGGTGAACGTCGCTTCGAGCGTTGTAATGTCGCTGGCGCTTGATGTTATCGAGCCTTCAGCAGTTGTGACGCGTGTAGTAAGCGCAGACAAGCCTGACGCATTAGCCGCAACACCTGTCGTCCCATTGTTTACCGTTGATTCAAGCGCGGTAATGTCAGAGGCTTGTGATGTAATTGACCCTTCGGCTGTCGTGACCCGCGTGTCTAGTCCTGATATTGCTGTGGCATTTGCGGCAACACCCGTTGTCCCATTATTCACAGTCGTTTCGAGGGAAGTGATGTCTGAGCTATTCGTCGTGATGCTACCTTCGGCAGTTGTCACTCTTGTCGTCAACGCAGTGAGCGCAGAGGCGTTTGTTGTAATGTCGCCTTCTGCCGATGTCATGTCTGACTGAAGCGTAGTCACATCGCTAGAGAGGCTAGTAATAGAGCCTTCAGCACTTGTAACCCTCGTATCTAACGAACTGACCGCGCTTGCGTTAGCCGCTACACCTGTCGAAGCATCGTTAACCGTAGACTCTAAGGCGGTGATGTCTGACGCGTTAGTGGTGATACTACCCTCTGCCGTAGTAACCCTAGTGGTCAGTGCGCCAAGCGCGTTAGAGGTCGCTACAACGCCGGTCGAGCCGTTGTTTACAGTAGTCTCAAGAGCGGTTATGTCTGATGCGTTGGTAGTGATACTACCTTCTGCGGTTGTGATCCTTGTAGTCAGACCTCCAATCGCAGTCGAGTTTGTTGTGATATTGCCTTCTGCCGTGGTCAAGTCAGATTGTAGCGTCGTGACATCTGACGTGACTGAAGTTATAGAACCTTCAGCCGAAGTAACCCGCGTTGTCAGTCCCGATATTGCGGTTGCGTTGGTGGTGATGTCCGTCTGAGCTGTGCCGATATTACCCTCAGCAGTTGTCAGAGAAGACTGTAGTGTCGTGACACTGCCCGATAGCGAAGTGATCGAGTTTCCTTGCGCGACGGTGGTTGTGTCGAGCGCAGTAATCGCTGTCGAGTTTCCAGAGATGTTTGAGTTAGCCGTGTTCATCTCCGACTGTAGCGTCGTGATGGCTGATGCGTTGCTCGCAATGCGTGGGTCAGCTAGACCAACCCATGCCGTGCCACTCCAGTAGTAAGGCTCATTGTTGTCGTCCGAGTCATACCATCGAGAGAAATCAGGTATCGGGTCAGGAACACCGCCGACACCAGCAACCGGCGCTGTAGTCTGTACGAAGATGTCACTCGTCCCACTAGTCAGATCGACGACGGTGCTTTCAAGATTGCTTAGGCTTGTCTGCACTGTATTGATGCTAGTGTTTAGAGTGGTGTTGCTTTCGTTGACGAAGATAGCCACGTCGCCAAGATTCTGAATCAGTACGTCTTGGCCTGTCTCAAGATCAAGCACATCGCCTGACTCGACCTGAACATTCAGTATTTCAGTGCGTGATGCGGCGTCATTGATGACTGCCGCTACAGTGCTTTCAATCTCTGTGATGCTGACGGCACCGCTGGCAATCTGCCCCGTGTCTACTGCGTCATCTGCAATCTGGTCATTAGTGATTGCGTCGTCTGCCACGTCAGTAGTATCGACGAGCAACGAAGTCGAGCTTTGCTGTGTTGTGTATGCGGACTTATTACCTGAGAAATCAACCGCACGAATGTGGAAGTATCGAGTGACTTGCCCTGTCAGCCCAGAGGCAATGTATTCCTCACCACCGACTTTTGCAGTGGGGCTGGCACTTACTGAGGGTGTGGCGCTTGTCGTCGTTACATGGACCTCTACGAACGCCAGATCGATGTCTGTCGGGTTAGTCCACTCACAGGTAATCTGATTGATGCCTGCGGTCAGCGTTATGGCAGTCGGCACACTTGGCGCAGTCGTGTCGCCGTTAAGTGCGCGATTGTTGATGCTGGTGCCAGAGCTTTGCACACCGATAAGGTTCTGCGCTCTTACACGGAAATCATAATTGCTGGTTATATCTAAGCCTTCAAGCAATGCCCGAGGCTCACGCGTTTGTACTTCAAGATACTCAGTCGTGCCGTTCTTGTTGAAGCGGACAGTGTAGAACTCAATGAATGCGTCATCAGGCGGAGTCCATACAAGCTCAACGGTAGACTTTAAGCGACCATCTGGTCCGCGCAAGCCTATCTCTGTGGCCGTCATGCTAGTGACGTTAGCTACTGTCCGACCGTCATATAGGTCGAGTTCGCCGCCACTTAAAAAGTCTTCTTGGTCGCTAGTGGTCCAGTCATACAAAGCTGATGCTGTTTCGATACACGTCAGGTTCACAGCAAGTGCGCCGCCATCAGCAATCGCTAGCGAGTAGTCGATAACCTCAAACACTTTAGAGCTGTAGCCGAGTCTCTCATTAGTGACGTTGATTGTGTCGCCTACCTTTACGCGCAACCCCTTGAGGTTCACAGCCATTGTGATAACGGTCTGCTGACGTGATTTAAGTAATGCGACTTTCGCTAAACGCTGTGCCTGTACGTTGTTGGTGACAAACGGCAACGGCATATCAAGGTATATCGGATCGCCGTCCTCTGTGGCGTAAGTAGAGCTGATCTGAGCGGGGTAATCTAATACCTTGTAGTTCTTCTCTTCAGATACAAAAATGCCTTTAACGCCGTTATAGGTCGTTCTGCGCGACTGCTTGGTCTGCGTCTGAATATCACTGATGCAATCAGCTTCGTCGAAAGTAACGGTCGGCGCTATGTATTCTGCACCGTGAAGAAAATACTTGCCGCCAGAATAGGTGACTCGTCCACCCATAGCGGACAGCATTTGCTCGATGTTGTCCCTTATCTGGTTGGCAGTGTTTATAACACCGTTAAGTCTGTAACGAACTTGTGTGCCGCCCCCATCAAGCGATATTGATTCCTCGCAAAGGTCAGCCGCCGCTTCAAGTGCCGTCGAGTCGATCAGCGTGTAATCTTCTGCAAGTCCGTAGGAGCTTATCAAATAGTCACGCACACAAAGCGCAGGGTTTTGCGAGTACGTCCATGTGCTTGAATCTGTGGCGCTCTGACTGCCGATGCGAGGGTCGTAAACCTTCTTACCTTTGATGACCGCACTTATGTTTGGAACGCCCTGCGGAAACTTGTCAGCATCCCACTCTAGCTTTAGCGCAAGATAGGCAATGCCTGACAATTTATGATCTGTTGTCCATTGGACATTAGCGTTTACGAGGTCGGTCGATGCGGCTTGCCCTGCCGTGCCAAACTTACGGTCGACTGTGGCGTATGTACCCCAGTCACTTTGGAAGCCGCCACTAAGCGTCCACACCTTCTTGTCGTTAAACCAAATCTCTTCGTAGCTTTCTATTTCATGGCTGGCAAACGCAATGGCTAGGTGCAAATACTTGTTGTCATCTCCTGAATGCGAAATGAAAACAACTTGCCCGCCAACGCGCATCTGTCCATAAACGAGGTTGCGTGAGCCTGCTGGTTCGCGTGATGTTTGTGTGATGCCGCGCAGGTTAGCGCCAAGACTAGGCTTAGGGGCAAGAGCGCGAGATAAGACAGAAAGGCCAGCACCGACTGCAAAGTAACCGGCAAAAGCGGCTAAGCCAGTTGCACCGAAAAACGCTAATGCCCCTGGGACTGCCGCCGCGCCAATCGCCGCCGCTAAACCTGCAACCGCCGAAATTGCCATAGTGTTACCTCAGAACTTTGCTAAAGACTGTCTCTATCTCTTCAAAGCCCAAGCGTTCCATGATTGGATCGAATGGCTGGTGCGTTTTAGTGTTGACGTGTAGTTTCGTCACGCCTTCCGCTTGCAGAGACTCCACTGCGAATTTTACCAGCTTTAGCCCCGTCAATCCCCTACGAGCTGACTTACGCAGAAACACTATGTCGTTGTTAGCAAATAGGTGGTCTTTGTAGTGCAGTGACCGGCTGACAAGGATGACAAAATAACCCATCAGCTTGCCTTCTTTCCTAGCAGTGTAAATGCGCAGTGCATTAATTCTGTCTAGTTCTGCGTATGCTCGCCAATCAGGGTTGAGCTTTATTATTTCTTTATTTAACGCAATCTCTTTCCAATGCTCTTCAAGCAATGGTTCGATTTCTCGTCTGACCTTCGCCAGATTTTCAAGTGCAAAGTCCATTAGTCTAGTTGCCTCTGGTCTGATGGGAAGTCACCGCCCGGACCGCCGCCACGACTGCCACCGCCGCCACCGCCGCCTGAGCCTACAGACGCGCGACCCCAGACAATCTCTTTCTCAGCCATCTCTGCGACAAACTCTAAGCCCTTGTCATTAGGGTAGTCTATCTTTTGATCTTCGGCTGTGTAGCGTCTAACGCGGGTGCGCTCAAATTCGATCAAGCGATTTTCGACAGTGACTTGTATGGTTGCAGTTTCGCCGCCATCGGTAATAGTCATGGTATCCATGAAGCCACTAAAGACAATAATAGGGTCAGAGATGACGCCGTTGCTCGCGTCCATTGCGCCAAGCAATACCTTTAGTTCGCGGCCTTGATAGTCTTCGTCTCTAGCCTTCGCAAGTAAGGGACTGCTGACACCCGACAAGGTTACTGTAATGCCGTTGGCTGATAGCTCTGACGTCTCTGCAATCTCGCCAATACTAAGCAATGAGCCAGCACCAACATAATCGACGCCATCGACTGTTAGGTCGCCAATGCCGCTCCACAGATTAAGATTGCCGGTGTCGAATGCACACTGCACCAATGTGATCGGGCGAACAAGGTCGGCGGTAACTGCCGACTGCATCCCCGACGTCAATGACCTGCTCATATAGCCTCAACGCAAGCAAAAGTGAAACCGTACAAACTAGCCTCGTTGATACTCCATGAAATTTCATTTGAGGCCAGCCGCCATGTGCCTTTCGGCAAGGTAAAGTCGAGAGTGGTTGATGTAGATATAGCAGTGCGGAGCGGTGGCATTATGTCAAAGCTCGCCGCTTCAATATCAGTGATGATGTACAGCGCACCACCTATTTCAAAGTAATCACCAGCAACCGCGCCAGTCGTTGTGCCGGTAACAGTCGTGGCACCCTTTGTGCCTGCCGTAATCGTCCCTGTAGCCGTTGTATTGTGCAAGGGGTTGCCAAGGGTGAAGGTGTTGGCTTGGCCCCTTAGAGAAGCAAAGAACGCCTCTACTTGCTTGGCATCTGATCGCTTAAGTGGTGGCAGTTGCACCTCTGCTTCCCATCGGACGCCCTGATGCTGATAAGTCTGCTGGTCATAGGTGAACGGTGACTGACTAATTGACGTTGCTGACCTGAGTCGCATCGTCATCGAGGTAAAGCCTACACTTGGAAACGCCGCCATTATGCACCTACCATTGCTTTGCTGAAGCCACCGCCTCTCATTCTAGCATCAGCGACAGCAGACTTGGCCGCGTTACTGATCTGAGGCAGTAGGTTGGCTATCTCTGCACGTACGGTTTGCTGTACGCCTGTGGTCACGTTGATGTTCTGCACTACAGTTACACCGCCGCCACCTAATTTGTCATTCGGGACGATTGAGCCGTTACCGGAAGGTATCATTAGCTCTGGTCCTTTTTCTCCTACTACGTAAGGGCGGCCACCAGTGACAGGGCCACCACGCGCGGCAAAACCCACTTTTGAAGGGCTAGGTCCGGCGGCTGGCGCTTTAGGTCCGCCACCAATTCCGGCAGTAATTGCACCGAAAGCCGCATCGACGATGTACTTCTGAACGAGCATCTGAATTAGGCTGTCGATTACGCTCTTGGCCATATTCTTAATCGCGTCACTAAATTTCTGTGCGCCAGTAATAGCGTCGGTGAATGACTTACCCAACCCTGTAAGTGCTTGGTCGCCTAGCTTTAGCAGACCCTCACGGACATCATCGCCGCTCTTGCGCATTGTCTGTAATTGCTCTAGAAAATCTGATATTGGCGTACTTGGAGGTACTACGTTGTTAAGTGCATCTTGAGTTTCTGTTGCGGCATTTTTAGTATCGCGAACAACACTTGCGACCTCACGTAAACCATTGGCTAAGTTACCAAAACGTATCTCGCCCATTTTTTCTAACTGCGTAACTGTAAACGTGATTGGCTCTATTTTAAATTTTTCAAAATTAAAGACTTCTTCAAATCCGAGTTTCTTTAAGGCACGGTCAATAAATCCGGTCGCGCTTACAATTACGTTTAACTTGCGCTTAATTCCGTTAATCAATAAATCGAAAGCGGCACCAATCACGTCAAATACAGGCATGATGATATTGGCGCCTACGACAAACGCATTAAACGCTACGCGGACGCCCTTCGCTAGATTTTCTAAATTATCTAAAGTAGCCGCGATGAACTGCAAAAAGTTAGCCGCCGCTTCAATCGCAAAACCTCTAACGCCGTCTTTGCTCGCTAGTGTTTTAGTCGTAAAATCAAACATTGAATTAGCGGCAAGAGTAATCGCTGGTGCAAGTGCCGCGGAAAATTGTGCGATTAAGCCCTTAGAGACAGCCATCATTCTTGTAATAGCGTTACTAGCGTCCTCTACGCCTTCTGCGGCCTCTTGAGTCATTACCGCGCCGAGCAATTCTGCTTCGTTAAACATGCCCTTTAAAGAGTCAGACCCTTCAAGCAACATATTAACCATTGCCACACCTTCAGAATCAAACAGCTTCATAGCTATTCTAGTGTCATTTAGGCGTGTAGGAAGATCAGTAAAGGCTTCAGCAAGCGCCAGAACCTTTTGGTCTAGCGTCATCCTGTTTAATTCGTTTGCATCAAGGTTCAACTCTTTGAGTGCGCCCCTGGCTTCTCCTGTACCGATGGCCGCCTCTGACACTCTGCGAGTAAATCGCTGTAGTGCCATATTCATTGTTTCAATGCTTAGGCCAGACAAATCGCCTGCGTATTGTAGTTTGCTTAAAGCATCTGTCGTCGTGCCTATCCTACCTGCTGTTTTGGCTAGGGCATCCGTAGCCTTGAGTGAGTTAGCAATCAACAAGCCCATGCCGCCTGCACCAACTGCGGCGACTAAGGCGGTTTTGAAGCTAAAGAAAACTTTGGATAGGCCAGCGAACGCGCGCTTGATTCCGCGCAAGGCTTTCTGCGTTTGGTCAAACGCCTTGATGATGATGCTTACGGATTCAGTCGCCATCTTTAGACTCGCTCGTTATCTTGAAGTAAGCAAGCCACTCTTGAAACTCATTGACTGTAATCTGCTCGACTTCTTCGATAGTCTTATGTAACCGATCAGCCAAGGCGATGAGATTCATCCGAGACTGATCGGCCTTCAGTTTTTTTCGACGTCCTCAAATGGGTCGATAGTGCTAAACATCTCGTTAGCAATACCAGACACCACCGTCGTCTCTTCACCCATCAAGTCGATCTTGTCTTCAGCAGAGGTAAACAGCTTGTCGCCATCCTTACTCTCTGCCTTCATTACAATCAGATCAACCATCGCCGCAATGCTAGGGTTCTGCATTACTTGCGGGTGTCGCTTCTGTAGCTCGTTTAGGTCATAGCAGGTCAGTGGGCGACAATACAGGACAAACGCCCCGTCATCATCAGCCCACTCTACGACCTCGATCTTACGGCGTGACTGTTTGCGTCGCGCTCGTAACTCTTTAGCCAGACCCATTAGTTAGACGCTTCTGTGATTGCGCCCGATACCTGTACAGAGAATGACGCTTCGACCAACCCGTCGTAAGACGCAGAGATAGTCTTTGCAGTCACGATGCCAGAACCGCCGTAATACTTCTCGCCGGAGCCTGTTCCTGTTGGGTGGATTTCCCAATCAATAGCGGCACCAGAATCAAGCACCAACTGCTGTGCGTCTGCATCATCCCAAAGCGCGTCGATAGTGAGAGTCGCGTCTTTGAGGCTGGACAGGTAAGACTTAACCGAGTCACCCATCACGGTGTCTTCGATAGTGTCAGCCACTTCGTCGATGCTGTACGAGCGTACTTCACCAACCACTGCCTCTGTACCGCCTGATACCGCAACCTTAACTGATCCGGTTGAACCTTTATGTGTAGCCATTAGTTTTCTCCCTTACGCGTCACCGCGTGTGTATGTATAAAGAATTTGAACGGTGACAATGACGCCGCCTACAGGGTCTATTGTACCATCATCCACCTCAACGCTAGTAACTTGCGTATCAATAGCGTAACCGCCGCGCGTTCTATCCTCGTCGAGCTTTTCGTCGATAGCCTCCACAATCTGATTGCGGGCCGTGTCGATGTTCGTGTGCTTAACAAAGCAAATCAATTCGTAGTCAATGGTCGCCTGTCTGCTAGACATACTGCCGCCGATGCTGGCGTCTTCACGATTCTCGTTTGCCGTGCGCACTAGTATTGCGGGATATTGAGCGTTTGATAGCTTGTCAAAGTCGAAAGGCTCACGCGTCACTTTCTTGACGGTAGGGCTAGAGATGGCTTGTAGTTGTGCGACAAGATTAGTTGCGATGTTTTCTCTGACGCTCATATCTTCAGCCCCTTGAAGTACACATCACGGATAGCACGGGTGTCGCTACGGTTTAACCCGAAGAACTGGCGACTCTTATTGTTCATTGCCGCCTTCTTGGACTCTGCTCTGCTGTTAAAAAAGATAAATCCGTCCTGACCTTTTAGACCTGACTGCATAGACTTACGCATTCTGCCGGTGAATATCAGCTTAACTTTGTCTGTCTCTCTGCCCTTGCTCTTACGAAACCCTTTGTAGGCTTCTGAGTAGGGGCGGAAAGGTTGCTCATGGACATCAAGCCCGAGACTGGTGCGCTTCTGTATGCGGTTCAAGCCTTCTGCCGCCGCTCTGCGCATCGCTCGCTTGTGATTCTTAGTAAACGTGCGGCCTAGCTTATCGACCATCTTGCGGAGGTCACGAGGCTTTGTGTCGATGCTGATAGTAATCATCGGTTTAACCGATTGATCGGGACAATCTCTTTCTCTTTGTCCGTAACCTGACCGTCGTTGTCAGCGTCGTACTCAACGCCGTCCTGAAATACTGCGTCTATCTCTTCGCCATAACGTGCCTTGTAGAAGTCGATCATTTGCAGAAAGCGGTCATCATCTACCCAGTTAGTTAGCTGTGGTAATGCGTACTTCCACAACACCAGGTAAGACGCTGATCGAGTCCATTGCGAGTCCGTCAGGTAGCTATTATTCATCTCACCGGCAATGCCCTTACGGTGCCACCACTGGTTGCGAATCTCTCGCTCTATGTCTGCCTGCGCTCTTGCGTGTTCGTCAGAGAAGCTAGTGATACCGAAGTCCAGAATGTCTGGCACTAACTCTACAAGATTGCTGTCGTCACTAAATGCCATGTCGTCACCACTTCACTTTCGCGGCCCAGTAGATTTTATCTAAGGGCGTTGCGTTCTTTAGGGTATCACCGTGTCGTGCGTACCAAGCCGCTCGCATGGCCTTGTCGCGTGCTGACTCACCATCTTTAGGTGGATAAGTCTTCGCGCCTTGAGCGCCAAACCGTAATAGCTTGATTACACCTTTGTAGCGAGCCAGAACCGCGTGCGAGCTAGAGGCGTGCCGTGGCGTACGCTTTGCCACGTTGTAATCCTCAAACCGTTCACCGCGATAATTGACTGCCATATAATCCTCAGAGTAAAACGCCCCCGAAGGGGCGTGTACATCTTAGAGTGCCGCGTCAAACAGCAACTCAACACCGTAAGTGTCGTCAAGCTCTGCAACACCGTAGACGGCAGTTGCGTTAAGCTCAAAGGCACGAAGAGAAGCATTACGCTCTGTCTCAAGGTTGAAGTCACGCTTCATGGCGATAGCCATTGCCTCACTGGTGAAACAGCATGACTTAGCGTCATCTGAACCATCAGGAGTGATGTTCGCTGACTGATACACGTCGATACCTGCAATGGAACCTACGAAGCCGTTGCGCATTGCTTCGTTCTGAAGGTCGCCGCCGTTAGGGTTAGCAAACGTGTTGGTCAGGTTAGCTGACAACTGATAGGCGTGGAAAGGGTGTACAACCGCGTACATCTGTCCAGTAGCCTTCTGATTGCGAAGAGTCGCCGCCGCTTTGAACAAGTCAGCAACGGTAATCTCTTGACCTGCCGCGCCGATAGATGTTGAGAAGCCATCAAATAAAGCGATGATGTCTTGGTCCATCTTAGTAGCAATGGCGTTACCTAATACAGTGCCAAGCTCTTGAGCAGGGTTGCCCGCGCCCATTGCCGCGAGGTCAGTCAGTACAACTTGCGCACCAACTTCACCGACGGTAACAGTGACGCTTGAGGTTGATACTGTGCTGGAAGACATATCAGTGCCTTCAGTCAGATCAGCCGCCGCAATTGCTGGGTACTTAGGTACTTGGATCGTCTTACCAGCAACATTGCCGATGTCGTAACGAGTGATAAGGCCAGCCATGAGCGATTGCTCTTCGGCAGTGAAGCGAGCCTGCATGATGATGTTTGCAAACAGGTCGTCGAGTGTTGTTGAAGTAGTAGCCGCCATGATGAATCTCCTTTGATTAGCGGTTTATTTATTAGCTAACATCATTGCGCGGTAGGCTTCTTTGCCACCGCTATTCCAGTTAGCTTCCATTTCGACCGCCGACATAGGTTTCGACGTAGAACCACCAACCGCTGTCTGCGATCCTGCGCCACCTGATGACGCTTTCACGAAGTGCGGATTCGAGGTCAGGAAGTCACCGACTAACTGGTCAACGGACAATAGCTCGCCTTGGTCGTTATAGCGTGGTGTTCCGTTCGCATCGTAAACCTCTGCGGTGCCGTCTTCAGACAGCCGAACCGAACCACGTAATAACTGACTGACTTGCTCTGCCGATACTGCATTGTTTCGGCTTGCCGCTGTCAGTAACGCTCCGTCTACCAATTGGCTTTCGAGGCGTTGCTTGTACGTCGATATTTCCTGATCCTTCTTTTCGACGGTCTGCCTTAGAATTGACTCGAACTCTCCGCGCTCCTTCTGCTTCTCAATTTCAGCTTCTTGCTGTCGTTGTAGAAGAGACTTAGCTTCATCGAGGTCGATACCATCCAGCTTCTTATCGTACTGTCGCTTGGTGCGAGCAACACGATCGGCAACTATCCGGTCTAACTCTTCTTGCGTGAACGTCTTTACATCCTGAACTTCTGGTGTTTCCACTGCGGCTTCAGTTACCGCGTCTGCCATGATTTCATCGCTCATGTTACGAATCCTCTTTCGAGTGGGTTAAATTATATCACTTACCGCGTTTCTTTTTCTTCTTCTTGTCTTTCTTGTGGTATGGCATCGTGTGTCTCCTATTCTGGTACTGGCACCCACCAGTGCCGACAGTTGTATCCACCTCTCACACGGAACGGATCGCCTGACTTCTTACCGGCCCAGCTTTCGCCCCATATCTCGTATATCTCGTCGCTAGTGTATTCCTTGCCGACATGACCACGACAGAACGGACGTGTCGTTTCTATTGTATCGCCTTCGTACCGAAACTTGGTAATGCCTGCCTCTGCCGCCGCCGCCTGCTGTAGGCTAGAGCTAAACTCGAACAGCGCATCATGTAGCATTGTCTTAGAGTACCGTTGCAGGTCAGCGTCGAGCAACCCGTTAAGCTCACTCAAGCTGGCTGAGAAGGGCGTGCCTGACAGCGTGTTGTTGTACACCTGCTGATATAACGCCTCTACAAACTCATCTGCTAACTGCTCATGACCGGTAAAACTAAACTGCTGTAGTTGACCGATAACACTCTGTGGAACTCTAAACGCCGCGAACTGCTCCATGAACTCACCCGTCAACGCTACCGCATCGGGGTACTCACGGATAATGTCATCAATGACCGTTAAGTATTCGTCACGGACAAGACCGTCGATCTGTGTCCGAAGTGCTAAGGCCGCATCAAGGTCAAACAGTTGACCGTCTCTTAATGGTAGGCCAGCCATCAAGTCGGTCAGTCCACTCCGTAACTGCTCTATAGCACGCAAAAGGCGACGCTCGTGGCTAGAGGTCGCCCCTGCTAGTGCTTTGGTAAGCTCTTCACTGTCCATCAGTTACAGGTGCTGTGGCAAACTGCCCTAACACTGTGGTCGCACCATCAATCTCATCATGCGCCTGTGCCAGTAGCTCATCATCTAAAATCAAATCAGCAATTTGCTTGTCTACTGCCTTGTTGAATGTCTCTGAAGGTACGCCGGACACTTTGGCTTTTTGTAGATAAATAAGCTCTGACTCGTAGTCACGGATGTCGAAGCTGTCAGGATAGCTGACCTCTACTTCGTGCAGGTTGTGACCCTGCCACCGGCACCACAATTCCCATAGCTGTTCTTCAGCCAGCTCAAGGATGTCGGCCTTCTCTGCTAGCTTGGCGTTCAGCATTTGGAACTCTGTTTGCATAGCCACGCCTGACTGCGTCATTGCCTCTGTGCCGCGCACTGCGCCCATGTGGGCCATCCTATTGATCGAGTCGATCTTATCCTCTATAGAGGCTCTGATGGCGTCTAGGTTGGCTCCAGAGGGTTGCATCTGGTACGGCTTCAATCCTGCGTCAATGTCATCGCTAATGTTGATGACTGCACCGGCACCAGCAGTCGCGTCAGTGTCGAAGGTCTTAACGAGTGTCGGGTGGTTAGAGATGCGAATAAGCTGTTCGATTTCCGATAGCTCTTGGTAGATCGCTTGTTGCATATAGCTGATGTCAGAGATGTCGCTGATACCAATGCCACGAACGATTGATCGGTTGGCTGGTATGTTGACCGCCGGTATCTTGCCAATGGGGTTGTCGATAGTCTCAACGATCTGAGCCTCGTCACCAAGGTAACGGACCAGCTGGATCTGCTCTTTAGTCCAGATGCGGAAATACGTCTCTGTCGTCGTGCCGTCGATGCGGTTTACCGACTCGCGCACCTTCATGTAGGTCAGCTCATGGCGACCACTAGGCATTCGCTCGTACTTCCAGTCGTAGACATTCTCAGGCGTTATCAGCGTCGCATAAGGTCGTATCTCTTGCGCCAGCTCTTCGGCACGAGTACCCGCTGTCGATTGTGGCTTATCAAGCATGATCCATACGAGAC